GCATACGTGTGCGTCTTCGTCTTCGCGCCGGTGACGGTATCGCTCGCGCTGCCGTCTTTCCAGTCGATCACGTACTTCGACGCGCTGCCATTCTGTTCGGTGAGCGTGATCGTCACATCGAGCGGTACGGGTCCGGTGGTGGGTGCCACGCTGGGGATAAGCGCATAAGGTCCGGTGATGGTGATCACCGGTTGCGTGAGAATCGCTGAGCCCGTGATCTTCAGCGTGGCGCTTCCCTTCACCGCCTGATCCACACCACCGGTCTCATTGATGCTCTGCACGATCACGGGGAGTGTGCGCACCGCGCCATTGCGATAGATGATTTCGAACATGCGTTCTTCACCATCATCGTAGGCATCGAGCAAGGCAAGGTAATCGGGATCGGTTGGATCAATGAAGAAGTCGAAGGTGAGCGTGCCGGGATCACGGAAACCCACGAGCGAGGTCTTCTCATCGTCGCACAGGGTGGTGGTGTCGATTGAGGTGGCCGCATTCTGATTCACGGCGTAGGACACCGCGCACACATCCGCAAAGGTATTCACCTGATACATCGCCTGATCGGCATCGAATTCGGCGGTTTCCTTCGAGGTGTCGCTACCGTATAGCGCCCCGGTCTTCGAGTCCTGATCGAGGTCTTGTAACACCCATTCCTGATTATCGAGCGAGGTCCACCCGGTGCCGGTAACATAGATCGGCACGCCGCCCTTGATCTTCGAGATGTCATCGAATGTCACATAGCACGGCTGTGACTGACTGCCGCCCGTGAGCTTGCCCGTGGCAATCGGTGCGGCATTCAGGTTCTCGATATACATCTTCGTATTCTGTGCGCTGATAGCTTTTTTCATGCTGTCACCTTCTCCGGTTGAGTCCACGTGATGATCACGATCATTTGGCGGTTTAATCGTGTGTCCGCTTCATAAAGGGATTGCTCGCTTTCCACATTCGGCGGTAGAGGTGATGAGCGCAATGCCGCCTTCACTGCGCTCATGAGGGTCTTCGCTTCGCGCCGGGTGCGCGCATAGGTGTCGATCTGATAGTGGACTTCATCAAGGTTCTGATAGCCGCACATCGAGTTGCTTGGTGCGCTGTAGGTGTCCTGATAGATCACATAGGGTTCTTCTTCACCGGTCTTCGCCACTGGCGTGAATACCTTGCCGGGCAAGACGGTGCTCAGCACATCGAAGATTTCCTGATCGTTCATGTGCCACCCCCCGGCTCATACCGCACACCGTTCTTCTTGCACCACGCCGCCATGCGCTTGCTCAGTTCGCGGCGCATCTCTACGCCGGATTGATCCTGTTGCGTCATCGCTGCGGGTTTGAGAAAAGGCCGCGCGCGCATCTTCGAGGTGCCGAGTTCAAGGAATCGCCCGTAAAACGGATCAAGCCCGTGCTCCTTGAGCACCCCATTGATGCGGGTCTTTTCCTTCGTGCGGCCTTTCTTCGTCTTCACATTCACGCGAGCCGCAAGGCCGGTCTTCTTCGTGCGCCCGCGCGTCATCGAAGCTTCGAGCGTGCCTGTGTAGCGTTCACTACCGCCGAAAATCTGCGCGATGTTCTGTTGCGCCTGTAGCACGATGGGATCGGCGGCCTTCATCAATGCGCCGCTGAGCATCGAGCGTTCAAGTTCATCGGGTAGCGTGTTTAAAAATGTCTCAAGTTCAGCCAGGCCTTCCACGTGTGAATCGATCTTGATCACGGTTGCCCCCCTTGGGTGATCACGCCTGAGCCGCAATAGAGGTGAAGCTCACTCATGCCAGTGAATTGCGGTAGCACGGCGGTGATGTTGTAAATCGTGTTTCCGTGCACCACGCGGTGCGCGCTCGTGATGCCGGTGCGCCACCTGATGCGGATGCGCGTGCTCACATCAGGCCGGAATTGCGCCGATGCAAGCCACTCACGCCCGCTCAGTGATTCGATGGCCGCATACACAGGCGGGCACACATCCACCCAATCGGTAATCACCGGCTCGCCGGTGTCATCGGTCTGCACTTCGGGTGCCTGTAGCACCACGAGATAGCGAAGCGGCCCCGCCTTGATGCCTGTGGTGGTCGGCATGGCGTCTTACTCCGTGGCCGGGTCGCGAAGCTGATACACGAGCGATTGCACCGCCATCGGCAAGAAGCCAAGCTGCCATTGGTGTGCTTCCACGCCATCGGGATCACGAATAAAAATGCCGGTGAGAAGAAGCACCGCATTCACCACCTGAGGCGGTGCCGGGTCTTCATCGGTGTAATTGGTCGCGCGCTTGAGGTATGCCATCACCGCTTCACTCGCGCCCGCAAGCGCAAGCGCAATATCGGCTTCAGGAAAATCACCATCGAGCCGCAAGCGTGCACGGGCCTGATCGACGGAGGCAAGCGGATCGGTAACGGGTCGCGGCACCGGTGCCGGGTCCGGTTCATCACCGGGCTTCGCGGGATCGTCACCGAACGGACGCCCATAACCGAAGCCATAGCCATAGCGGTAATTGCTCATGCTGCGTCTCCACCGATCAGGCGCATATCCTTGCCATCACGCCCGCGTTTTGCTGCCAAGGTCCACGCGCCGCCATCGCTATCGGGCTTGGTGTCGGTGGGTTCGTTGCAGTGCCAGAGCGAGCCCGCCCACGTCACCACATCACCTTCTTCATACACGCGGCCCACCTGATACACGCCGCGATAGATGAGCACCGGCATCACGAAACTCGTGGCATCGGTGGTATCGCTTGAACGGGTGATGCGCACCGTAAAACCGCGCTCGCTGTCGCGCGTGACGCTCACCGCGTTGATGCCGTCCACCACACAGGCCCACCCGTGAGCGCCTTGCGTGTTGGCGAAGGCCCGCCACAATCCGCCCTGATGCTGCGCGAGGGTGCCGCGCTGATAGTTGCGGGTGAAGTCGATGGCGGGGAGCACATCGAGTTCATAGGCATCGCGCCCATTTTCGCCATCGGTGCCATCCTTCGGCACGGGCACTTCACGCCCTTCGAGCTTCACGAGCCGTTCGCGAAGCTCATCAAGCGCATCGTGTGCGCGATCAAGCTGCCGCCCCGCTTCGAGGTAATCGCGGGCAAGGCTTTCGGCTTCACGGCGGATCGCATCGATGTCGGCGGTGTGGTCGATCACCACGGGCAATTCCACCGGCTCGCGCTCGCGTGCTTCGAGAAACTTCACGCGCTCATCGAGCGGACTCACCAAGCCCGCCATGTGAAGCCTGATTGCCCGCGCGATCACATCGAGCAATTCATTCGGAATGTTGGTTACATCACGCATGATCGCTTAGCCCCTGTAAGAGCCGATCAAGCCACGCCGCTGCCTTTGCTTCATCGGCCTGCGTGGGATCGGTGCCGCTGTCATTGCCGCCACCATTGCCGTTACCATCACCGGCCTGTGGTCCGTTGGTGTCGGGTGCCGGTGGTGCCGGGTCCGGCTTCTTGAAGGGATCGTTGCGATCACGCTCATCGAGCGCCGCGAGTGAATAATTCTGCTGTTGCATATACGGGGTTTGCCCGCCCTTCATCGGCTTCATGTTCAGGCGCTTGCGCGCTTCGTTAGGCGCGACAATGCCGCCGCCCACGCCATCGCTCAGCGTCTTCATCATCGTGGCGGTGTCCATCCGAAGAAGGCCATCAAGATCAAGCTCCGTGCGGTATTGAACGGGCAATGCAAGCCCTTCATCCATGCACAGTTCAAACGACTCGATCAGGGATTGAAGACACTGGCTGTAATAGTTCTGTGCGAGCGCTTCGATGTTGTTATAGGTCGGTGCGGTGCCCACGCCCACCATATAACCCGGCACGTGATACACGGAACACACCACTTCGCTTGTCATCTTCAGTTGATCGACAAGCTCCGCATCCACGGCATTCATCGTGAGCGGTTCATACTTCAGGCCGTCACCGAGCACCGCGAGCCGCCCGCGATTGGTGCCGGTGAAGTTCTCTTCCCACTTTTCCTTCAGGCGCTTCGCGGTGTCGTCACTGATCGCGCCGGGTGCCACCAGAATGCCGCCCGGTTGCGCACCGTTCTCGAAGAAGGCCGCGCTGTCGTTCTGGATCGCGAGCCCCTGCCGCGCTGCGAGCGCGCATGCAAAGAGCGGGGAGGTGCCCACGAGCGGGTGAAAAAGACAG